CATTCTAGCAGCCATTCGCCAATCAACTGATGCCATAGATAAAATGGCCAACACAGGTGCTGTTAGAGCCACAGAAAGTCGCACAATGAGTGGTGTTGCTATGGAAACAGAGTTTCAATTGCTGAACGCGAGACTGTCAGAGTCAGCAGATGAATTAGAATTAGCAGAAGAACAAATTTGGCAGTTCTGGTTTGAATATCAAGGTGCTCAATGGATGGGTGCTGTTGAATATCCAGGTTCATTTAACATTCGTGACACTGGATCAGAGATTGCTCAATTACAACAGGCCAAGAGTGCTGCCACAGATCCTGCTGTGCTACGCAAGATTGATGAACATATTCTTGAATGGATGGATGAAGAAGAAAGTGATCTACCATTCATTGATCCAAATCCACAGCCAGGTAGACTGTATCCAGATGGCGAAGTGATAAACAGTAACTTGCCTGCGGCCTATCAACCAGCCAGCAACCCAGAAGTTCCAGAGGGACAAAACTGTGCTAACTGTGAATACTACAAACCTGGTGAACTATACTGCGAGAAGTTTGATGCGCGGGAGATCGTATACTCCCAATTTTAAAGGACTAGTCTATGCCCATACACAAAGCAACAGGCCCAAGAGGTGGCAAAGGTTTTCAATATGGCACTAGTGGTAAAGTATATCCTACTAGAGCACAGGCTGTTCGTCAGGCACAGGCTATAAAAGCCAGCCAAGCAGCAGCAAAAAAGAAAGGTAACTCAAGGAGCAAATGATGAATAATCCATTACCACAAAGAGGTATGAGGACTGCTAAAAACAAAAAGCGTCCTAAACCACCTAAAAAGTATTGATATCTTGAGATATCAATAAATAATACACTAACTCAATTAAGGAGGCACAGCAACGATGTCTGACAATACATTGGCAACAAACATGGTGACAGATACCACAGGCGACAATCTAGAAAATCTGGCCAGCGCAACTAAAACTTACACACAAGAAGAATTTGATCGTCACATGGCAGGCATGAAAAGTGCCATTGCTAAAAAGTATGAAAAGCAATTAAACACTTATTCAGAACTTGGTGACATTGAACAACTACGTGAACTCAAGTTAGAAGCAGAAAAGCGACAAACTGAGCAACACGTCAAGCGTGGTGAGTTTGAGAAGGTTCTACAAGACCTAGCGCAAAAGAAGGATTTAGAAATCCAAAAGAGAGACTCAGTTATTAAAGAGTATAAGGTCAACACTCCACTGTTGAGTGCTGCCGCTAATATGCGAGCAGTGGCTCCAGAGCAGGTCAAAGCCCTACTCAATAATAATGTAAGACTAAACGGTGAAGGTGAAGTAGAAGTAGTAGACAACAAGGGTGCTGTGCGTTACAACGACAAAGGCGCTCCATTGAGTGTAGAAGACTTGGTGAAGGAATTCCTATCAAGTAATCCACACTTTGTTCAACCTGCTCCCGCTACCACTAACACTCGTAGCAGTCACTTGCCCAGTGATTATGCTAATGTTGATCTCTCAAAGTTGGATATGAAGAATCCAGAGCATAGAAAGATCTATGCCAATGCCCGCAAAGGCAGATAACATTTTAACGCCTAATAATCAAGGAGATTTTTAATCATGGCTAACACAAGTTCTATTAACAGCGAATTATTCGCTAACCTGGTGGTCGCTGCTCAGTTTGCTGCTTATGAAAATTCAGTAGCACGTCAGATGGTCACCGTTTTTGACGCACCAGTTAACGCTGGTAAAATTCTACAAGTTCCAGTATGGAGCGGTATCAGTGCTGAATTAATCACTGACGAATCAGCCGCTACTGCCAAGGACACAAACACAACCTCTGCTTCAATCACTCTTGGTGAGCACGTTGTTTATCATCAAGTTACTGACATGTTACGTGACAGTTCTTACAGCGATGTTTTCACACAAATTGGTGACCAAAGTGGTCGTGCTATTGCTGAAAGCATGGACAAGCAGGTATTCAGCCTGTTCACAAGTTTCTCCACAGAAGTTGGTCCAGGTGCTGGCGGTGAAGTAACTGTTGACACATTGTTAAAGGCTGCTGCCACACTGCGTAGCAACAAGTTGACAGGTCCTTTCTACGCTGTATTACACCCACGTCAAGCCTACAATGTTAAGAAAGTATTGACCAACGCTGGTGCTTCTACAATCCCAGCATTGAGCAATGTTGGTAACAACGTATTAAGCGGTTTCTACATTGGTAACATCGCTGGTATCCAAGTTTACGAAAGTGGTTTGGTAACAGTTGACGGTTCAGATGACGCTATTGGTGCTGTATTTGCTGGTTCTGCTATTGGTCACGCAATGCGTGGTTCAATTGAAATGAACGAGTTGTATCTTCCTAAAGAGCGTGCCACAGACGTGGTGCTCAAGGCTGTTGCTGGCGCTGCTATTCTCCAGAACAGTCACGGTGTTAAGATCACTGGTGACGCGGCTCTGTAATCAAGGAGATATGAAATGGCTTTCATTAAATCAGGCACAACCGTAACAAGTTTCGCTGAGTATCAAGATGTCATTGACGCTGATCAACGACTGTTTGATGCTAATGAAGGCCTTACTGATGACCTAGTTGAAGCACAACTCATAAGAGCCACAGAGCGTATCTTATCAAAGTTACGCACAACAGCATGGTGGCAGGATTACTATGTAAAACGTAGTGGTGCTAACATCATGACTGTGGCTGATATTCCAGCGTTGAATCCATCAAAGATCAAAGATCGTTACAACGATTTCACTGAACTGTGTGTTTGTATGGCATTGGCAGATTATGTATTGCCCAATGTTGCTGACTTTTCTAACGAAGACTCAGCAGAACGCAGAAAGATGGGCTACTACAAACAAAGAAGTGAAAATCTTTTTGAAGAACTAGTAACTGCTGGAGACTGGTATGACTTTGACGGCAGTGGAGCAATCACACAAGCAGAACGTCAACCAGGTATCTATAACTTAAAGAGAGTGAGATGAGAACAGCCATTTACGATTACATTAAAGGTCTATCATTGGGTCAATTTAGACTCAGTGATGAGCGTCCCTTTGATGCTAGTGGTCAGGCTTTATACTTAAAAAATATGAAGACTGTCTATGTGGATCAAGAACAGATCACACAGGATACTGTGATTGCCACACTTAACGGACTAATCATCAACGCTGAAACTACATCAGTTCGTGTCTACTTTAGCACAGACGCAAAACAATTACCCTCAAACTACAGTTCATTAACGGCCTCAATGAAACTGGCTAGAAATGCTGCCGCTATTCAAGGTGTAAACCGCAGAGAAGTGGATGTCACTACCAGTTACGATGAAGACAAAATGATCACAGAGTTTGAATTTAGATTTACCAAATTAACATAAGGAAGAAAGAATCATGGCTTACATTAATCCAAGTCCAGGCGTATCTGGTGCTCAGGTTACATTGAAGATCCATCGTATCAGCAAAGTTGCTGATGCCACAGGTCTACCAATTCCAGCACTACAAGACGTCACCCTAAACGCTGCCAACGACGTGTTCACATGGACACAGTTAGACAGTGCTTCAAAGAAACAGATTGCCACAACTGCTACCAACAGTTTGAGCATGAACATTGTGCTAGACGAAGTAACATTCTTTGGCACAGGCTCAGGCACAACTGCGGCTGCTAAAGGCATCTTTGGTCTCAGCGGTGAGAAAACACTTGTTGAATTTGATCTACAGTTAGGAGACAATGATGATGGCTCCGCAACTAAAGTGATCAACGGCAAAGGTTATATCACTGGTCTAGCACCAACAGTTTCAGCAGATAGTCCAGTTTGGGTAACACCAATCACTATCACTGTAACTGGTGACTACACAGTAACAGACGCAACCTAATTCAAAAGTTAGATTGTGTAAAAGGGCTCATTATAGGGCCCTTTTTCTTTACTAGACTTAAATAGTGTATAGGATTCAAAGATATGAACGTTATAGATTCAAAGAACGACAAAGAATTACTACAGAGTGTCCTGGCTGAAATTGCCAAGGCCACAAATGAATTACGCTGTGCCAGAGATGACATTCAAAAAGCACAGAATAGATTAAGTTTCGTATTGGCCATTGCTAATACAATGATTAACAGACAAGGAGATTAACAGATGAAACTTTCCCAACTATCAGCAAAACCCCAACTAATCAAAGTAGTCATTGACGATGAAGACATTGTCAGTGAGTTTGGTGAACCCGTAGAATTCTACACATGGGATCGCCAGCCAATGGCCATGTTTATTAAAATGGCCAACATTGACCACAACAACTATGGCAGCGTGATTGATGCTGTTAAAGAATTGGTGTTAGATGAAGAAGGCAAACCTGTGTTAGAGCAGGATGCCACGCTGCCTACTAAAATTATGATGAGAGTGATCACCAAGATCGTTGAAGGCCTGGGAAAGTTTTAAACGCTGAATTAGACCCAGACAGTCCAGATCTACGGCGTGCGATCATGTTGGACAGTTTGGCCACTAGGTATCATTGTTTACCCAGTGAAGTTGTTCAGCGTGGAGACACACTGGATATTTTAGTAATGGATATCGCTCTCAATTGGGAGCGACATCAGCGAGAGCAAGCAGAAGCCAAACACAGTGGAAAACCTGCTCCAGCACCTAAAATGACACAGAGTGAACTCAAGGCTATGATAGATCGTGTAAGGAGCAAATAGTGGCTGTGCGTAAATTAAATGACGGAATGACAGCAAGTCTACGTCAAATACAAAGTAAGTTGGATCGTCTTCCACAAGAAGCCTATAACTTCTTTGTGAAAACAACTCCCAAACGCACAGGCCATGCTCGTCGCAGCACCAAATTACAAGGCGACACTATCAAGGCCAATTACCCCTACGCACAAATACTAGATCAAGGCGGCAGCCGTCAAGCACCTGATGGTATGACCAAGCCCACTGAGGACTACATTCAACGTCGTCTTGATCAAATCATAAGGAAATAATCATGGCTGGCGATTTAAAATATCAAGTCCAAGTAGATGCTCAACAGGGCATACAATCATTACAAAAATTACAAGCAGAAGTCAGCAAAGTCAGCACCACTTTTAATGGTCTTAAAACTGCCATTGCTGGTCTAGGCCTAGGAGCATTGGCTGTTAATGCTGTTCAATATGCGGCATCACTAGATGATGTGGCCAGTGCCAGTGGCATTGCTCTAGATGCTGTGGTAGGATTTAGCAAGGCAGTTTCAGCGGCTGGTGGCACCACAGAAGGAGCACTGACTGCCATTGGACGTTTTGCCAACTACATTGATGATGTCAGCACAGGCAATCGCAAGGCACAGGAATCATTTGCCGCACTGGGCATCAGTTTAGATGATGTGGGCACACTGAGTGAAAGAGATCTACTGCGTAAAACCATTCAAGGTCTAGCCAAAATAGATGACAATGCCAAACGAACTGCTCTTGGTATGGCCATATTTGGCAAGTCATTTAATTCAGTAGACTTTAGACAACTCAATGATGGCATTGATGGATTCATACAGCGAGCAGGACCCAGTGCTGCCGCTATCAAAGCAGCCGCTGATGCTGAACAGAACTTTGCCAATGCCATGGGAGATTTTAAAACCAATCTCTTGTCAGCATTGAAACCTATCAGTGAGTTTGTGGCTAACCTAAAACCAGAAACAGTAGAAAAGTTTACCAAGGCTGTGGTTGACATTGGTGTGGCATTGGCCGCATTGGCAGGCACATTAAAAATATTAAGTGCTCTAGGCGCAGGATTTGCCGCATTAAAAGGCTATGCTATCATGGCTGCTGGAGGCTTTGCCACACTAGCAGGCACAATGACCAGTTTAAAAATACAGTGGGGTGGATTGACCAAAGATCTTGCCAAGGGCACAGGCATATTTGCCGCACTGGCAACCACACTGGCTGTGTTAATTGAAAAACGCTTGCCATTTATCATCGCAGGCTTTAGAGCATTAGGACCAGCGGCATTGATAGTTGTGCCTGCGGTTATGGCACTAGATGCTGCCTTGGAAGTGTTAACTGGCAGAGACATGAAGTCATGGTTTGATAATGCTGCTTCAGGACTAGAACGTTGGACCAAAGAATCATTCCCTAGACTGGGTGCTGCCATTGATGCGCTAGGTGAAAAATTAGGACTGGCACCTCCACCTAGTGTTCAACGTGAAAATGCCGCAGAAACACAGAGGCTCAAAGCCAGAGCACAGGCCGCAGACGAAGAACGTAAACGTCAAGAAGCAGCCGCACAGAAGCGTCGTGAAACACAAGCATGGTTTGAAGAAGCACTGACCAGAGAAAAGCAAAAGATTGCTGAGAATGTCTCAAATTATCAATTACAGACCGCAGAACAACTAAAGAAATTTGAACTTCAAACACGTCTAATGCGACAAAGTGAAGAGCAAAAATTAGTTGAAGAAGAAACAGCAGCCGCACAAGAAGCCTATCTCAAAGCCATTCAACCACTGTTGGCACAGCGTCAAGTTATCATAGACAAAGGCATCAAAGCCAATGAACTAGAATTGGCCACAGTGAAAGAACTAGACAAGGCGCTGAGTCTGATATCAAAACAGTTTGCTGAACAAGAGCCAATGAGACAACAGGCTGTCAGTGATCGTATTAAAGAAATGTTGGCTGTTAGAGAGATGGCCTACTGGACTGAAATACTGACCAAGCAAGATGAACAGCGTAGAGCAGTAAGTGAAACTGTAGGCGACTATATGCGTGGTGGCTTGGATAGACTACGTGAAGGTGTTCAAGGCCTAGAAAATCTAAAACTTACACCTCTACAGCGACAGTTGGAAGACATTCGTCGTGAAGAAGAACGCATTGCCAAGGCTGCTAAAGAACGTGTGGCAGAACAGTTTACAGGACCAGAAGGTGATATCACTGATGCCATGGGCTTTGCCAAAGCATTGGAAACTGTTGAAGCAACACAAAAACGTATCACAGAAGAACGTCAACGTCAAGCAGAACAGACCTATGAACAACAGCGTAGTTTCAGTCAAGGATGGAAAGAAGCATTTCAAGAGTATGCTGAAAATGCTACCAATGCCGCACAGAATGCCAAGTCATTCTTTCAAAATGCTACCAAAGGTATGGAAAATGCCATTGTGGGCTTTGCTAAAACAGGCAAGTTTGAATGGCGTGGCTTTGTGGCCAGCCTAGCAGAAGAACTACTACGCAGTCAAGTCAGCAAGTTAATCGCACAGTTATTTGGTGCTGTAGGTGGAGGTGGAGGTGGCAACATCTTTGGCACTATTGGTAATTTCTTTGCTGGATTCTTTGCCAATGGTGGAACTATACCCGCAGGCAAGTTTGGTGTTGTTGGTGAACGTGGTCCAGAATTTGTCACTGGTCCTGCTTCAGTAACACCAATGGGCATGGGTGGCACAGTGGTCAACTATAACATCAATGCTGTAGATGCCATGAGTTTTAAACAGATGTTGGCCAGAGATCCAGCATTTATACACGCTGTGGCTGAAAAAGGTCGTTCAACTATAGCCACAAGGAGATAATCATGAGTTTTCAATGGATCATAGACAATGCTAGTGAACTCAGCATTAACAGAAAAAGAATAGTGGCTAGTTCACAGGCTAGAAACGGCCTAGTTCGTGCTGTCAGCAGAGGCACACAGCCTCGTCGCATAGAAGTTCGTTTACCAGATGGTGTGCCATGGACTGATCTACGCACCAACATCATAGCAGCAGAAGCATTGGATCGTTATCAAACTGCTACAATATCAATACCCTATGCCAAGTTTCCTTGGTATTATGGCAACACCAATCCTGGCACTGATGAAAGTTATACTGTAATCTGTGTGAGTTTTCCAGAGTGGATTATCAATGCCAGAGACCAAGTGGGATGGAGTGGACCATTTGTGTTTATGGAGGTTGTCACATGATAAACCTAAACAGTTATAGAGCCATTGAGAGCAATCTGTTGGTATTAATTGTATTAGACAATCAAACTATCACTATGACTGACAGCACTACACCAATTACAGTCAATGGTTACACTTTTGAAGCCATGGGCAAACTGTTGGCAGTCAGCAGTTCAAACAGTGATCTACGTCCAGGCACAGATGATATTTCAGTGGCCATCAGTGGTATACCTAACACCATGATCAGTGAAGTCATAAACAGTCGTTTTAAAGGCAGTCAAATTGAAGTTGCTCGCTATCTCAAAGATCCTGTTACTGGCACACCATTGAGCATTACACCTAATCCAGTGGGCAGATTCTTTGGTATTATTAACAACTACAGTCTACAAGAAGACTATGACAATGAAGATAGATCAGCATCAAATACCATTGAACTGAGTTGTTCAACATTGGTTAGATTCTTACAAGGCAAAGTGCCAGGACGCAGAACCAATCCACTAGATATTAAAGCACACAGCAATCGTTATTTTAATTACACTGATTTAAGTTTTGATCGTGTGCCTAATTTGACCAATGCCTACTTTAACTTTGGAGCACCACAATGAGTTGGCTTAAGAAAATCATAGGCTTTGGTGCTGCCGTTGTTGGCGTATTCAGTGGCAATCCTATCATATCAACCATAGCCAAAGCCGCAGTGGCAGGCTATGCTGTGCGTAAGGCTACCAGCGCCATAGTTAAACAACAACAAACACCCAGTCAACCTGATCCAGGAGTGCGAGCGCAGGTTGCCAGCAATCCCAATCATAAAGTGCCCGTAGTTTATGGCACAGCCTATCTTGGCGGCATTGTCACTGACGCACAGTTGACTAACTCAAATCAAACAATGTGGTATTGCCTTACCATATGCGAACAAACTGGATATTTAAATCTAGGTCAGGGCGCACTCAGCAGACTATACTTTGATGAAATATATTGGAATGATCAAAAGATCACATTTGCCGCAGATGGAATAACCTGCGCTAGCACACAGGACAGAGATAGCAATGTAGACACTAAAATAGATGGTCTAGTTAAAATTTATTGTTTTAGTGGTGCCAGCAATGTGCCTATTCCACCTACTGGTTATACATTGACCAATCCCACAAACGCTGCCAATCTTATGCCAGGTTGGACTGTGAATCATCAAATGCCAGGCATGATATTTGCTCTAGTTCGTGTTGACTACAATAAAGACAAGGGTATTACAGGCTTGGCTGATATTAAATTTAAAATAAGAAATACCATGACACAGGCAGGAGACGTCTACTATGATTATCTAACCAACGCTTGGTATGGTGCTGGCATTGACCCCGCAAGGATTACTGTATCATGAACTCATTACAAGACTTAAACAACGGATTTGAACCAGTAGAGTTCACAGACCCAAGAACTGCCTCAGTGACTTTTAATACAAGTTTAGGCAATGGCACACAGAACGTGCTTGAAGGACAAAGTTATAGTTTATATGTGGCTAGAGAAATCACAGACATTATTAACTATCAAGATGCCAATGTTCGTTATCGTGTTAATGTCAGTGCTATCACAGGCGCCACTGTGTCTTGGCCTACATTGCCCACATACATGACCATTACCAATCCCAGTGCTGGACAGTATACTGTCAGCGGAATAAGAACTGTGGAAGATTGGGCATTGGTGCGTAGTCCCACTGTTAACTTACCAGATATTATCAATGGCACATTCACTGTCACAGCCACTATTGACTATTTTAGCACCAGCACAGGTTGGTCAATAACCACTAACATTCAAAATGTTAATGAATGGTCTGCCACAACAGTATTTTGGTTCAACACAGGATCAAACTTAATCACAGGTGTGCCTAATTTATCAGCAGGTAATGTGGCTGCTTGGACGGTGACTGTGTCACCTTCAACAGGCAGTTATGTTGCTAGTCTTGCTACCAACGGCAGTGGTGGAGCCAGTGTATGGAATGATTCTGCCAAAGTATTGACCATAGTAGGCACTAACACGCAGATTAACAGTCATTTAAATTCCATAACCATGGTAACTAATGGTGCTATAAATGCCCATATGACGTTTACCTATACTGCCACTGCTATTAGCGATGGCAGCAGTGATCAAACTGTTCAGCAGATAAGAAGCAATTTAATTAGATATCTAGGTCCAGTTTCTGCCTTTACCTACAATGAAGATACTGCTACATTGATCACAGGTGCTCCGCAGATCACTGACGTTGAAACAACTTCAGGTGGATATTTCCTACAGATTATTCCCAGCAACTCTGTATTGGTAAGAACAATGGCCAGTTCAGGCACATTGGGTGGAACTGTGACATTTAACAATACCACAAAGAGATTGAGCATTGTAGGAACCAAAGCACAGGTCAATGATCATCTTACTAAAATAACAATAACTCCTAGTGGCGATGTTGCTGTGGGATTTACATTAGACTATACTGTGATTAATCCACAGAGCGCAACACAGACCAAAACACAAACAGTTAACTTTGGCACACAGCATGATGAAGTTTCTAACATCAACATCACAAGAACCTATGTTAACAATGTTGTGGCCAATATTTTTGCCACTTCAACACCACAGATCACAGACCTAGACAATGATTCTACTTACACTATTACATTAACTGTGCCTGTGGGTGTGGGAACATTTTCAGCACCTGGCACGACCACAAGTAGAACTTGGACTTATACAGGCACAAAGACACAGGTCAATAACCTGTTCAGTCAAATATCATTTAATCCTACTAGTGGTCAATTTGAAAATACCACAATTACCTATAATCAAAGTAAGATATTTGGTGGCAGTTCAGTTCAACAGTTGACTAACTATTCTATACCATTAAATGGTCCTAGAGTGGCATTTGACACAGTTAATGCCACTAATCAATCTATCAATACTACAGAAGGTGCTACTCATAGTGTTCCTGTGGGCATAAATGTCATAGGTGTTAACGATTTTGGAACCACAACTCCAATTTATACCATTGACCTTACACAAGCACCTGGATCAACTGTAACCTGGCCAACTATACCTAGTGGTTGTTCAGTGACCAATCCCAGTGCTAACATCTATGTTATCAATGGGATAACAGGCGCCACAGTATGGAATCAAATTAAAAGTCCAACAATTAATCTAAACAACTACAGCACAGGCGCAGTTAATTATACTGCTACAGTGAGTTGGAGTGGTCCCAGCGCAGGCAGTCTAGGCTGGTCAGTGACTATGAATATTACAAATGTCAATCTTATTAGCACACCTGTAGAGGCTAGTTTCTATGACATTAACAATTTTAAAGTCTATGGAACACCACAGATTACAGACAGTGGATCACAGAGCACTAACAATATGCGAGTAACTGTGACACCCAGCATTAGTTCTAACATATCTCAAATTACCAGCACTGGCACTGGCGGCACTATAAGTTTTAACAATACCACAAAGGTATTGACCATAGAAGGCACACTAGCACAGGTCAACAATAGATTGGCCAATTTACAGGCCACTGTGCTTACCACATTATCTTTTACACTGACCTATACCGCAACAAATCTTACTTCAAATGAAACACAGACTGTGTCACAGGATGTGGTCTATGCTTTAGTTAATTGGGTTATTTCTAGATCATATGTTGGCAATAGTGTAAACAGTTTTTATCTAAACAGTCCTCCAATTGTCAGAGACAAGAGCAGTAGCAACATTGATGTGATTTTTGAAACCACTGATGGCTTTTGGACCTATGACAATCAAAATATAAGACAAAGTGATTTTGTATTCAGCGGAAGTGATACTGGCATCAGTGCCAATTTAAGCAAGTTAAAATTTGCTCCTAATAAAAATATCACTTCCACAGCAAATTACACAGTGAGAATACAAAAGACCATCAACAGTCAAACTGTAAACTGTATCACATTGAATTTAACCATTGCCTATGCTGGAACTAGTGAGAATCTTTTGCCAACCCAATATAGTTACACAAGTCCAGGTAATTTTACATTTAATTTTACACAAAAAGAATTTATCTACTCTAATGTAGGAACCAACGCATTTGAAGTATATGTGATTGGGGGTGGAGGTGGCGGCAGTGGCACTAACACTGGATACGGAGGTGGGGGTGGAGGTGGCGGTGGCCTCCAATTTCAAATATTTGATACTATGGGAACAAATGAAACTTTAATTATTGGTTCAGGTGGCGGCATAAGTGGTGCTGGACAATCAACTACAGCATTTGGACTTACTGCTGGAGGTGGTGGTGCTGGTATTAGTGGCAATGGTGGAAACAGTGGTAGTCCACAGAGCAACAGTGGCGCCTCAGCATATATAATTGCCCCTAGTCCTACAGTAAATGCTCCTGGCGGAGGAGGAGGTGCTGGCAGTTCTACTACAACTTCAAACGGTGGTGCTGGAGTAAGTGTTTTTGCTTTTGGTTATTCTACTGTCTGTGCTGGTGGACAAGGTAGAAGTCAAAATGACAGCGTCTATGGAAGACCTACTAATCCAGGACAAGGTGGCAGTGGTAGAGTTAATAATGATTCAGTGTTCATTGGAGAACCAGGCGGCCATGGCGCAGTATTAATACAGGTTAACATGAGTTAAGGATTTAAAAATGACCACATTCAACAATATCTATTACACAATCAATGGTGTCATTGATACCACACAACCAGCATGGACCAACATAGAAAATCTCAGCCTAGCCGCTGGAGTGTGGTTTACCTTTGACATACACACAGGCAAGTGGGCAGTGATTATTAATCGTGCTGGGTCAAGCACAGCATCATTTAACGACGGCAATATACTAGGCGCTATCAATATCACAGGCACAGGTGTCTATGAACTTTATAACTCTGTCAAAGTAAGTTTTCCTAATAAATTGTTAGGAGATGAAAAAGACTATGTGGTTCTACAGATACCAGACAATCAGCGTTTTGCCAATGAACCCCTAAACACACTAGACATAAGCACAGATCTAATCAATGATCAAATACAGGCGCAGATGCTGGGTCTGCGTGAACTCAAACAAAGTCGTGTAGACAAGATCATAGAGTTCCGCACTGACTACAGTTACCTAGGCATCAAGGCTGGCGATATCATAGATGTTACCAGCCCTATGTATGGCTTTACCAATAAGAAATTTAGAATTGTCAGCGTCAATGAAGAAGACGATGAAGAAGGCAATATTGTGTTAAGCATCACAGCACTGGAATACAGTGATGGTGTTTACAGTTTCAGTGACATTAACTACTATCTCAGAGACAAGAGCAATGGGCTACGTCCAACTACCAATACTGCTGTCACTGCCAACAATGCTTTTAGTAATGTAGGTTTTGATCTTACTCCCACAGGTAAACAACAGGGTCTTACATTTAACTATAATAGTTCTTCAGGTAGATATGAATTAAGTCAAGCAGGTATATTGGTTACAATTAATGGATCCAGTGCTGTGTTAAAATGGACCTATCAAGATGGCACTGACCTAGACATTCGTTGCCGCGTTTATAAACCTGCTATAGGACAAACAACTGTTGATCAATATTTAGGATGGACAGGAGATGGTTCTACTCCACCAAATACTACCAGTCAAGAGTATTGGCCTGATGGCAGTAATTTAACGTCCGCAATTATCAGTTGGGGCGGAGACAACCAAGGTGCTGGCGGCAATGATGCTGCCGTTGAAACTGTGTTTTTAAACATTGCTAGATTTAAAACGCTGTATCCCAATGAAAGATATTGTGTGTTAGAATGTAGAGGCAATTGGTATGGCACCAGAGGAATTAAGCCTGTGTTGCTGACAGCAGATGTCTATGAAGGTGGAACAATAGCAGAATCAACTACGCCTAACACATTTAGTTTTGTCAACACAGGCTATACCAAAGGTAGATTTATTGATGGTGTAAAAGTGTTCGTTGATAGCAACAGTCAAAGTCCCACTGTATTAGGTGACCTTATGGGATACTTTGTTTTTGACACCACAGATAACACAGCACAGTTCCGCAATGATCTTACAGGCATTGAATAAAACAGCCTTTTACTACACTTTTGCCCACTTGCTAATAAATACATCGTAGACCTTGTTTAGACCATAGTTTAAACAAGTATCCCCTAGGAGCACATATGCCAGGTATTTTAAACTTCCAACAATACATTGGAGGCCCAGATTCAGTTCAGGTTGAAAATGTATTTCCCTCAAATCAAAAAACACTGATCTATACATTCAAAAATGACGCAGGCACAGCCCTAAACATCACTGGATGGACTTTTGCCGCAGATTACCAAACACTGGTAATTGATGAAATTTCTTTCAATCGCAACACCAACAAGCCCAATTTTGGCAACTCAACTGTGATAGGTTCATTTGCCAAAGTAGAAGTAAGTGGTGGATTGGCTCCAGCAATTATTTCAGCAAGTGCTGGCACAGTCAAAGTCAACTTGCCCGCAAGTATGTATGCTGGACCCATTGTGCCAGATGCCCGTAGAAATGTGCCTATCACTGTGTTTTCATTAACCTGGACAGATGCTTCAAATCCCCCACAGATCAACAGCCATCGTTGGGCCCTAGTCCAATGCTGGGAACCTGATGTTGTGGTAGGAGATCCAACTACTGCCACAGGATATACCGCGCTGACACTAGGAGCCTAATATGGCCTACAACATAACCATAGAAGAAATTCAAAATGGTATCACTGTAGCCACTGTTAATGACCTAGGCATTAACGTAACCGTAGAAGAAGTGGTCAATGGTATAACCATAACGCCACCCGTGGTCAATCAACTCAGTGTTACCAATATAGAATATCCTGTAACTGTCAGTTACAATGGCATTATTGTTCAAGATGGTGGCGGCATTGCTGCCAATGGATTACCAGCAGGTGGATCTATTGGGCAATTCCTTAAGAAAACAGGCGTCATTGACTATGATGTGGCCTGGGCCAATATCAGTGATCTCAACACCACATATTCCCTGTCAGCAGAAACTGCCACTGGTGGTGCTAACTTAAGACTAACAGGCAGTGACACATCAACAGATGATGTTAAACTGGCTGCTGGGTCAAATGTCACCATTGCTCGCACAGATGCCAATACTATTACTATCAGTAGTGCCAGTAGTTTTACTGAACTAGTTCAAGACACTACGCCACAACTAGGTGGCAATTTAGATACCAACGGCAACAAAATTACCAGTGCTGGCAATGCTGATGTTAACATCAAAGCCAGTGGCACAGGTGAAATTAATTTAGAAAGCATTGTCAATGTTGGCGACGGCACTGGTCCAGGATTTATCTTTGCTCGTGGCAGTCAAAGTCTTTTATTATTAAGTGATCCGTTAAATAACGCTGGTCAGGCAGCACTACGTCTAGATGTCAATGGTGATGTTGAATTTGGTCCAGGTCCTGGCGGCCGTGTATTAAATGACGCAGAAATCACAGTATTTGGCACAGGCGATAGCACAGCGCAGTTGACCAGCAGTGGTAGTCGCAGTATTGAATTGTCAACTAATCAAGGCCTAAACAGTGGTAAAATTACAGTGGCTGCTGGTGCCAACGGCAACATTGTTTTAGAACCTAATGGATCAGGAGATATTCAACTCAATGCTGATACTGTTAGAATTGGTGATGTTGATACTACTGCTATCTTAACCAGCAATGGCACAGGTAATCTGCGTGTTACTGCTGGTGCTGGCATGACCATGTGGAGATCACAGAATAGAACCACAATAAACGGCACACATCCTGGCACTCTTGATCTAGCAGAAATGAATGTCAATGGCATTGACTATGGATTTGAATTTACCACTACTAGAGGATTTTGGGTAGCCGCAGGCTCTACTACAAATTTTTTAATTGATGGTGCTCCTAATGGTGCTGTTTCATTACAAAGCAATGGCACAGGTGCTGTGGTCATTACAGGTGGTTCAAGTGCCAACACAGGCAGCAATTTAACATTAAACAGTGGCACTGGTGGTGCTCTATTGCGTGGTGCTAATGGTAGCGGTGGACAAATTTCAGTAGGTGGCAGCGCAAACAGTCACATTGAAATTACACCAGATGGCACTGGCGATGTTCGCCTCAATGCTGACACTGTGAGATTAGGTGATGCTGGAGTCGCAGCCTTAATCACTACAAACAATGGTAGTTTAACATTAAACACTAATAGTGGTGCCAGTTCAGGTAGTATTCAAATTGCTCTTGGTGCCAATGGCAATATCAGTATAACTCCCAACGGAACTGGTAATGTTGTTCTTGATGGCTTAAATTGGCCACAGGCAGATGGCTCAGCCAACTATGTGTTAAAGACCAATGGCTCAGGACAACTTGCTTGGGCCTCTGTTAACAGTCTAGGTTTAAGCACTGGTATTAATGATATAGTAGAAGACACAACGCCACAACTAGGCGGCAATTTAGATGTAAATGGTTATAACATTACTACTACACAGACCAATGCTGACGTAAAAATTGCTGCTAATGGCACAGGTAAGGTTAAATTAAGTAACATTGCTTATCCCAACACAGATGGATCAGCAGGACAAGTATTAAAAACAAACGGATCAGGCTCCCTAGATTGGGCTGACAAGCAGGATCCTACTTTGGTAAACGACAGTCAGCCCAACATTCAAAGCACAGGTCAACATTGGTATAGACCCGTTACTGGAGCGTTTTACACGGCACGCAATGGTGGATGGGAACCAGTCAATGATGACGGATTTTTTTAAAAGGAGGCCCTCATGGCTATTAGAATTAAGAGAAGTTCAGGGAATACCGCGCCCTCACTATTAGAAAGTGGTCAGTTGGCCTACGCAGAAGGCTCTAGCAATGGCGGAACACTATACTATGGTGAGATTGGCGGCACAGTTCGTGAAATTGGCGGACGTAAGTTTGTTGACAAAGTCAACGGCATTGAAGCAGGTGCTCAGGTTAACACAGTAACATCAGTTGCTGGTCGCACTGGTGCTGTTACAATTGGTGTTGCTGATGTCAGCGGTGCTCAAGCAACAAGTGCCAAAGGACAGGCCAATGGTTATGCGTCATTGGATAGTTCAGGACTAGTTCCATCAAGTCAACTGCCTAGTTATGTAGATGACGTTGAAGAATATGCTAACCTAGCAGGATTCCCAGCCACTGGTTCAAGTGGTAAAATTTATGTTACAGTAGACACTGCTAAAACATATCGCTGGAGTGGATCAACTTATGTTGAAATTTCAGCAAGTCCAGGATCAACTGATGCTGTTACAGAAGGTTCAACAAATCTTTATTTTACACAAAGTCGCGCTCGTCAAAGCATCAGCGTAACAGATTCAGGTGGTGATGGCGCATTAAGTTATGATAACTCCACAGGTGTTATTACCTACACAGGTCCTTCAGCCAGCGATGTTCGTGCTCACTTTTCAGCAGGCACAGGCATTACCATTACCAATGGTGCTATTGCCACAACAATCACTCAAGGTATTACAGATTTAGTTCAAGATACAACTCCACAACTAGGTGGCGCATTGGATGTTAATTCTCAAGAAATAGTTTCAGTTAGCAATGGCAACATTGTGATTGCTCCTAATGGCAGTGGTTCAATTGTGCTTAACAAAGACGGCACTAGTGCTACCTTGGCTCGTAGAACAGCATCAACAGGCACAGCATCAAATGCCCTAATTGCTCAACGTAATTTTACAGCAGATGTATTGGCCAACATGGATGGACATATGAGTGCTGTTGCTTATGCTGTTCGTGACAGTGCCGCTGCCTCGTCTACATTTGCTCGTGCTGGTGGTGAATATGCTACTGATGGTGGTCACAGTTTTGCTGTTGAATTCTCCAGCAATAACTTTACATCAAGCACTAGAGCAATAACTGCGGCTCAAAATATGTTGGTATTAGGTGATGTCACTGGAACTACAACACAGGTCATTACTTCAATGGGCACAATGAATCTTGCCCTTACTACAGGTGCTCCAAATGCCTTGGACAGTGGTGTTATTCAAATTGCCAACGGATCAAATGCTGATATTTCAATTACTCCACATGGCACAGGTAAAATTGTGCTTGATGGCCTTAACTGGCCTACCAGCGATGGTTCAGCCAACTATGTGTTAAAGACCAATGGTTCAGGACAGTTAAGTTGGGTAGCACAGACCAGTGGCGTAAGCGTATTCACTGGCCTAACTGATGTTCCAGCAAGTTACAGTGGCGCAGGTGGTTACTATGTTAAAGTCAACAGTGGCGCTTCAGCACTGGAATTCAGTCAGCACGTTGACGACGGCACATTTTAATATATAAAAACACAAGGGGGTGAAATGCCCCCAGCCTAATCAATTTAATGAGGTAACTCTATGGCAATCAGACATAAACGAACAACCACAACTGGCTACACTTGGCAGTCAGGCGATACAGTAGAAGGCCAAATTGGTCTTAATCTCACAGACGGCACACTACACTTTAAAAAGGGCAATGGCACCTATGTCACTATCAGTGAAGGTGCTGGCGGCATTGACAATGTTGTAGAAGACACAACACCACAACTTGGCGGCAATCTTGACGTTAACGGCAACTCAATTGTCAGCACCAGTAATGGCAATATCACAATTGAACCCAACGGCACTGGCGATGTTCACATAATAACAGACGCACTGCGTGTTGGTGATTTAAACTCAGAAGCACGAATTTCAACATATGGCACTGGCAATTTAGTATTGACCACCAATGAAGGCAATGATCCAGATCCCACAATTACTATTGGCAATGGCGCAAATGCCAATATCACATTAACACCTTCAGGCACAGGCAAGGTCATAATCTCAAGTGATCTACAAGTTGATGGAACAACCACAACTGTAAACTCAACTACTGTCACTGTAGATGATCCAATTTTTACACTGGGTGGCGACACTGCTCCTACCACAGATGATAACAAAGATAGAGGCATTGAGTTTCGTTGGCACAACGGCACCACAGCCAAAGTGGGATTCTTTGGCTATGATGACTCAACAGGTTATTTGACATTTATTCCTGATGCTACCAACACCAGTGAAGTATTTTCAGGCACACAAGGTGACATACAGGCCACAAACTTTCGTGGCACACACATTGGTGCTGTGAGCACTGATGCTATCACAGGCGTTACCACAAACGGTGCTATCACAATCACACCCAATGGCACAGGTGACGTTCAATTGGTAGCAGATACTGTTCAAATTGGTGATGCCAACACCAATGCTGTGTTAACCACAAACGGCACAGGCAGTTTAACAATCAGCACAAATAATGGCACTAGTTCAGGATCAATTTTAATAAATTCTGGTGCCAATGGAAACTTTGAATTTTCACCCGCAGGCACTGGTGACGTGTATCTTAACTCTGACACAGTTCGCATAGGTGATCCCAACATCACTGCCACATTGACCACCAACAGCAGTGGTAGTCTTGTGCTGAACACCAACGCAGGCAGTAACAGTGGTAATATCACTATTAACCAAGGTGCTAATCAAAATATTTCAATTACACCCAACGGCACAGGTAATGTGGTGCTTGATGGTGTAAACTGGCCTCAAACAGCAGGCACAGCCAATTATGCTTTGACCACAAACGGCTCAAATCAAGCCAGTTGGAGTCAAATAAGTTTGACAGCGGCTGTCACAGGCACATTACCATTGGCTAATGGCGGAACCAACGCCGCCACAGCCAGAGATGCGTGGGATAATTTGACCACATATACTGCTACAAATAGTGCCACAGCGACATTGACTAATGCCAGCAACTACATACAGCATATCTATGGTGGGTCAGGAACTACTTTCACACTGCCTTCTACCAGCACAATGAGTTTTGGTGAAGGATTCTATTTTGTTAATAACAGTGGTCAGACTACAACTGTTAATACTTCAACCAGTGCTCTTGTAGGAACTGTTCCAAGTGGTAGTGCCATGAGAGTTCATGTAACTAATACTGGATCTAATGATGCTACAAGTTGGGTTGAAATGCGTGAATTTGAATCTGTCACGGGCACAGGTTCAGCAGTATTAAG